CTACACAGACGAGGAGGACGAGTACGTTGACTACGGTAGACGGGGAGACTACTACTGATGACCGAAATAAGCGCAGAGGTCAACGCTTGGCACGGCAAAGTCGATGCCATAGAGCGATGGCTTAGGCCGCTTTTTCGTCGGCACTCTCGATTGGGTGGGCCAGCCTATTTTGATATCAAGGACTTTCCTGTAGCGAAGACGCTAAGCGAAAGTCACTCTGTTATCAGGGCTGAGTTCGACAAGGCCAGAGTCCGCATGGATGATTTTCCGTTGTTTCAGGATATTAGCCCTGAGCAGGTGTATATCTCCAACGACGACAAGTGGAAGATGTTTTTCTTGAAGTCAAACAACATTCGCTTTGAGAAAAACTGCGAGCAGTTTCCAGAGACAATGAAGGCCGTGGATAGCGACCCAAGCATTGTTTCTGCTTATTTTTCCATACTGGATTCCAACAAGATGCTGGTGCCCCACGAGGGTCCGTGGTCTGGCGTGCTGAGAATGCACTTGGGCGTGGATATCCCAACTGATGGAGAGGGCTGTACCTTGTCCGTCAGGGGTGAGCAGTATCAATGGAAGGATGGCGAAGTCGTGGTGTTTGATGACACCTACGAGCATTTTGCAATCAACCTTACGGATCACCCTCGGGTGGTCTTGTTCATGGATTACATGCGACCGCTACCGTGGCCGCTCCATGCTCTTAACAAGTTCTGTATATACATTGGTCGATTTTTTCCGTATTACAAGGTTCCGCTTACTAGACACAAAGAGTGGGAAAAGAAGTTTTACGGGGAGGACAGCTAATGGCGTTTTTGCAGAGCAACATTCCACACTTCAAGTGCTGGGTGCGGCGTGAATACACGCACAATCACCAGAAATATCACGGTGAGTTTCTTCATGCGATGGCGATAGCAGTCACCACGATGCCATGCCGCTGTCTGAGCTTTCAGGTCATCTTCACTGGCGCTGAAACCTACGACAACGACGACCCGAATGTGCATGGAGGAGCAATGTGGGCAAGGATGCCCATAACGGCGTTAATGGCTGATACCCCCGTTGAGGAGTGGCCAGAGCCTATGCCGGTGTATGCGGCCCAGCCTTGGGACTGCTCCTCCCGCGAACACGCTGTATATGTCCTTGATAGGGCGACACCGTGTCCGTGGCTGGCAAAGATCGACGGCGAGTTCTATCCCGCCAAGTACATGTTCACGGTGGACTACACCGATAGCGAGATTGCTGATGACCCTGCACAGCACAAGCAGAGCCATGTGATGGAGCTGTTGGATGCAGGACCGTGGACAGGGAATATCGTGGCGCTACCCAACAACCGAGTCCGGGTGACACATCCGGCGTGGTTTGAGACTGGGGAAGGGGCGCCAGACTTTAGACCGTCACAGCATGTTCACTACTCCAAGTCGGATTTGGACTATACGCTGGACGTAAACAGAGTGTTTGACAACCTATACGCAGGTACCGGTCATGATGAAGAAAATGTCTAAGATGTACGCCGCTGGCGGGAAAACGGGCGATAAGCTCAAGATGGTCAAGAACAAAGAGGGCAAAGAGGTGCCTTTCTTTGCGGCTGACGGTGAAGGCAAGATGATGGGCGGTGGCATGGTCCCTAAGACCAAGGGCTACTTTAAGGGCGGCAAAACAAAAGGTTACTCCAAGGGCGGGAAAATTCCTGACGTGGGGGAGCCGGTGCCTTTTCACCCAATGAAGCCTCCGCGGGGGCCGAAGCCCCCGAAGGCTAGAAAAGGGCCCAAAAGGCGCAAAGCGTAATAATGGCTATTGATCGGGCGCTAGGCGCCGAAATGCCCAGCCCAGATGAGTCTGCGTTGGAGATAGTGATCGAGAATCCTGACTCTGTCGGCATCTTTGATGATGACGGCGGTATGGTGATCGACCTTGACCCGCAAGGCTCACCCCTGATGGGTATTCAGCATGACTCCAATCTTGTTGATTACCTGTCTAACGGGGATTTGGACATGCTGGCGTCCGAGCTTGTTGGCGCTTTTGAGGCGGACAGGAACAGCCGAGCAGATTGGGAAGACTCGTATATCCGGGGTCTAGACCTCTTGGGCCTCAAGTTTGAGGATAGGTCTACCCCTTGGGAGGGCGCTTGTGGTGTTTTCCACCCAATGCTGTCAGAGGCTGTTATTCGCTTTCAGGCGCAGACAATACAGGAGATTTATCCTGCAAGCGGCCCTGTAAAAACGACCATTGTCGGCAAGATTAACGACGACAAGACAAAGCAGGCCCATCGGGTACAGAACTACCTTAACTACCTGATTACACAGAGAATGACGGAGTATCGCACCGAGACGGAGAAGCTCCTGTTTTCTCTGCCGATTGCCGGTTCCGCATTCCGAAAGGTGTATTACGACCCCAGTATGGGGCGTCCATGCGCCATGTTTGTGCCGGCTGAAGACTTCGTGGTCAGTTATGGTGCGTCCGACCTGTCAACGTGCGAGCGTGCAACCCATGTAATGAAGCGCACTGCGAACGAGATTCGCAAGTTACAGGTTGCGGGCTTCTATGCGGATGTAGATCTACCGGCGCCGTCTCCTGACTTGTCAGAGATACAGGCCAAGTACGACCGCCTGACCGGAGACTCAGAGAATTACGATTACGACAACCGGCATACCCTCTTGGAGATGCAGGTTGACATAGACCTTGTCGGCTTTGAAGACACAGACAAGGGCCAGCCCACAGGCATCGCACTGCCGTATGTCGTTACGATTGACAAGTCATCAAGAACAATCTTGTCTATTCGTCGCAACTGGCACGAGGGCGATGACCGTAAGATGCGGCGTGAGCACTATGTCCACTACCAGTATCTGCCCGGACTCGGATTTTACGGGTTCGGTCTAGTCCATATGATTGGCGGGCTGTCTAAGTCTGCCACAGCAATACTCAGGCAGTTGGTTGACGCGGGCACCCTGTCCAATCTTCCGGGTGGACTAAAGTCTCGCGGCTTGAGAATTAAGGGTGACGATACCCCGATCATGCCCGGAGAGTTCCGGGATGTGGATGTTCCCGGCGGTGCCATCAGGGACAACATAGCATTCTTGCCATACAAAGAGCCTAGCGGCGTCCTGTATCAGCTCCTTGGCGATATCGTGCAGGAAGGCCGTAGATTCGCGTCAGCGGCGGATGTGAAGGCGTCCGATATCAATGGCGAGGCCCCTGTCGGCACTACGCTGGCGGTCCTTGAGCGGGAGATGAAGGTGTTGAGCGCGGTTCAGAGCCGTGTCCACCATGCCGTCTCGCGGGAGCTGAAGATCCTTTCTGGGCTTGTCCGTGATTACGGCCCAGAGGTGTACCCATATGAGCCCGACGAGGGTCCGCTGGTGGAGGCGGACTTTGACGACAGGATAGACATTATTCCGGTCAGCGATCCAAATGCAGGGACGATGGCGCAGAGAATTATGCAGTATCAGGCGGCGTTGCAGTTGGCGTCTCAGGCACCCCAGATGTATGACATGCCACTGCTTCACCGCCAGATGTTAGAGGTACTGGGCATTCAAGACGCAGACAAGGTCGTTCCGCTTGAGGATGACCTGAAGCCGACTGACCCTGTTAGCGAGAACATGAACCTGATCAATGGTGAGCCGGTCAAGGCGTTTATTTACCAAGATCACGAGGCGCACATTCAGGTTCACATGTCTCTGACAGAGAACCCTGAGGTCATGAAGCTGATGGCGAAAAGCCCCGGAGCCAAGGCGGCTCAAGCGGCTATGGCCTCCCACATCGCTGAGCACGTTGCATTTGCGTATCGTCAGCGCATTGAGAAGGAGCTGGGCGTACAGCTACCGCCACCAGACGAGCCGATGCCTGAGGATATCGAATATCGCATCTCTCAACTGGTTGCCCCTGCCGCCGCTCAGGTTACAGGCAAGGCACAGCAACAGGCTCAGGCTGAGCAAAATGCACAGCAACAACAAGATCCTGTTATCCAGATGCAACAGAAAGAGCTTCAGATCAAGGAGCAAGCGGCTCAGGCCAAGGCACAGACAGAGATGGCCAAGATTCAGGCTGACCTGCAAAAGGCCGAGGGCAAGGCCATGCTCGACATGCAGAAGATGGAGCAGGAAGAGCGCCTTGAGGCGGCGAAGCTCGCGGCCAAGATCGACTCAAACAAAGACAATATCCAATCTCGTGAGGAGATCGAAGGATTTAAGTCAGGATTTAATCTCGTTAGGGACTTGATTGACAATGACTGAACATGCTACTAATAACATGTTAGGAGCACTACAAGCTGTTATTCGTGGTCATATGAACGAAATTACGGATCATTTAGCAACGGGTTCGTGTCGTGACATGAATGAGTACAGCAAGTGCGTAGGAATTATTGAAGGCTTGGCATATGCCGAGCGCGAACTGCTCGACCTTAACGCAAGGATAGATCGGGAATAGTTTCGCCGCAGGAAGCGGCGCTAGGCGACTCCGAACGCCACTATTCGGTGCATGGAAGTAACACTATGGAAGAGCCAAAAACGGCCAGCCAGCTCCCAGAACCCAAGGGGTACAAGCTACTTATCGCACTGCCAGAGCCCGACGAAGTTACCGAGGGCGGCATTATCAAGGCAAAGCAGACGATGGAGATCGAAGAGATCGGGTCGATCTGCGGCTTTGTTCTGAAGATGGGTCCAGATGCCTATGAGGACGAAAAAAAATTTCCACATGGCCCTTATTGCAAAGAGGGTGATTGGATTTTGATGCGTTCTTATAGCGGCACTAGATTCAAGATTCACGGTAAAGAGTTTCGTTTGATCAACGACGACAGCGTTGAAGCAGTTGTCGAAGACCCGAGGGGGATTGAGAAGGTATGAGCGAAGAACAGGCACAGTTTGAAGAATCGCCAATGTCTGCTGAAGAGAAGTTCCTAGGCGTCAAAACGACTATTGGTGACAAGTCAGAGCCATCCGATGTTGACATTGAGGTGGTTGACGACCGCGAGCCGCAGGACCGCAAGCCGCCGCCAAAGCAGACAAAGTCTGATGAGGATGACGAGCTTCAAGGCTATGGCGAAAAGGTCAAAAAGCGAATAAACAAGTTACGCTACGAGCAACACGAAGAGCGTCGGCGTCGTGAAGATGCCGAGAGGATGCGTGAAGAGGCCGTCCGCGTAGCCAAGCAGTATGCAGAGCAGAACCAGAATCTCCAGAAGATTTTGAGTCAGGGCGAAGGCGTACTGCTGAATCAGTCTCAGAAGCGTGCTGAGATGCAGATGCAAAACGCCGAGGCGCGTTTGCGACAGGCGGTAGAGGAGGGCAACACAGAGGCCCAGATTCAGGCTCAAAAAGACCTGAACTCAGCGCAGATGGAGGTTGATAGTCTTGGTAAGAGAACCACAGACTACAAGCAAAATCGCGCTCCTCGGCAGGAGTCTGATGAGGCTAGACGGTATCGCGAGCACCAGCAGATGCTTGCACAGCAGTATGCCGCCCAGCAGGCCCAGCAAGCTCAGCAAGCTCAGCAGGCTCAGGTAAAGCCTAGCGAGAAGGCGATGAACTGGGCTGAAAACAACAAGTGGTTTCAGTCAGACGACCATATGGAGATGACGGCCTACGCCTACGGGGTGCACGAAACCCTGATCAGGCAAGAGGGCGCTGATCCAGAGTCTGATGAGTATTACGACGAGCTGGACAAGCGTGTCCGGTCTCGTTTTCCAGAATACTTCGATGAGGAAAGTACCGGCTCGGTGGAGCAATCCACCTCTTCGACCTCTCGGAGCCCCTCCGTGGTGGTGGCGCCTTCCGCAAGGAACAATGGTGCCAAACCACGCAAAGTGAAGTTGAGCCGTACCCAAGTCGCACTCGCTAAGCGGCTTGGTCTAACCCCGGAACAATATGCCAACCAGTTACTCAAGGAGAGCTAATTATGGCAGAAGAGCGCACAAAGCGAGAAGCAGAGTCTCGCACCGCTGAGGAGCGTCCCTCAGACTCGTGGTTGCCGGCATCTATCTTGCCCAACCCTGATCCTGTGGACGGATGGGTGTTCCGTTGGATAAGAACCAGCACGCTGGGGAAGGCCGACAACACCAACGTCTCTCAGAAGTTTCGTGACGGCTGGGTCCCGGTGAAAGCCGAGGATCATCCTGAGCTGGAGGTCATGTCAGATATCGACTCTCGTTTTGAGGGCAATATCGAGATTGGCGGATTGCTGTTATGCAAGGCGCCAGAGGCCAAAGCCAAACAGCGTGACAGATACTATGAGCAAGTGGCCGCAAGCCAAATGGAGTCTGTGGACAACAACTTCCTCAAGCAAAACGACCCCCGAATGCCCGTTCTACAACCAGAGCGGTCCACTCGGACAACCTTTGGTCGAAGCTGACTTCGTTAGTCGGAGCGGCTTCGTTATCTGATCCTTTAAGGAGATAAAGATGGCTAGTACAGCTACTCCAATGGGTGCGGAACCCGTAGGCACTCTCAGTGCTTCCGGCTCCTTCACCGGTAAGGTTCGCCACATCAAGATTGCCAACAACTATGGCACGGCAATCTTTTATGGCGATTTTGTCAAGTTGGTTAGTTCTGGTACGGTAGAAAAGTCGGCGATTACCACTGCCGTTGTTGCAGGAACTGTTGGCATTTTTGTCGGCTGTGCCTACACCGATCCCAACACCAACCAAAAGACCTTTAACCAGCAGTATCCGGCTTCAACTGCGGCGGATGACATCGTGGCATACGTCGTAGATGATCCTAAGCTGGTGTTCCAGATGCAGGGTGATGGCTCTATCGCTCAAACTGGTTTAGGTAACAACGTAAAGGCAATCAGCACTGCCGGCTCAACCTCTATTGGCCGCAGTAAGAACGCGCTTGACGCTGATTCGATTGCTGTTACCAACACGTTCCCACTCCGAATCATAGACTTTGTTGACGGGCCTAACAGTGCGGTAGGTGATTCATTCACCGATTGCATTGTTACTTGGGCGCCCGGAAGCCATGCCTATGACGTAACACTTGGCGTTTAAGGAGACCTAAGAAATGGCTATTTCACGCGCACAAATGCTGAAAGAACTGCTCCCCGGTCTGAACGCCCTGTTCGGTCTGGAGTATGAGCGGTACGATGACGAGCACACGATGATTTACGAAACTGAATCATCCGAGCGTTCGTTTGAAGAAGAGGTGAAGCTGTCTGGATTCGGTGCGGCACCGGTCAAGGCTGAAGGCGCCGCCATCAGCTACGACTCTGCCCAAGAGTCTTTCACTGCTCGCTATAACCACGAGACCATCGCTCTTGGCTTCTCCATCACGGAAGAGGCTATGGAGGATAACCTGTATGACTCACTGTCTGCTCGTTATACGAAGTCGCTGGCTCGGGCTATGGCTCATACGAAGCAGGTCAAAGCGGCCAACCCGCTTAACGACGGCTTCAACAGCTTCAACTCTGGTGACGGCGTAACGCTGTTCAGCACATCTCACCCGCTGGTAAACGGTGGCACCAACGCCAACCGTCCTACCACTGCGGCTGATTTGAATGAGACCTCTCTGGAAGATGCAGTGATTAACATCGCCGCATTTACCGATGAGCGTGGTCTGCTGATCGCGGCACGTCCCCGTCGTTTGATCGTTCCACCCGCGCTTCAGTTTGTGGCAACTCGCTTGCTTGAGACTGATGGACGTGTTGGCACGGCTGACAACGACATCAACGCCCTTCGCAACAACGGTTCGATCCCGGAAGGCTACTCAGTCAACCACTTCCTGACTGACACCAACGCCTTCTTCATCATTACCGATGTACCGAACGGCATGAAGCACTTCCAGCGTACCGCGCTGGAGACCTCGATGGACGGCGACTTTGACACCGGCAATGTTCGGTACAAGGCTCGTGAGCGATACAGCTTCGGCGTATCCGATCCTCTGGGCATCTACGGATCACCCGGAACGTCCTAATCTTACGGGGGCTTCGGCCCCCTTTTCTTTTCCTGACTAATTGTTCCATGTGGAACATTAGACCAACCCAAGACAGGAGCACATCATGGGTACTACTACTTTTTCAGGTCCCGTAAGGTCTGAGCGCGGCTTCACTCCCGTCGGATCTAACGCTGTGGTGGAGATTACCGCCGAAACAACTCTCACCTACGCCGACCATGTTGGCCGCATCATTGAGATCAATGACGCAGATGGTGCAGTAACTCTCCCAACAATCACCTCCGACACGATTGGCGCAACATATAAGTTTTTTGTTGGGACCGACTCAACCGACCTAGACATCAAGACCGATGGTACTGACAAGTTTGTTGGCACCCTTGCTGTAATGGGTACTACGACAAAGGCGTTTGCGCCTGCCGCCTCCAATGACGTTATCTCAATGAACGGCACCACTACTGGTGGCGACAGGGGTTCGATCATTGAAGTCACCGCTATTGCTACCGCAGAGTACATGGTATCCGGCACACTGGCTGGCTCAGGCACAGCCGCGACTCCATTCGCCGATTCCTAATAGCCAAATGACAGGGGCGTAAGCCCCTTTTTCGGAGGTCAAGATGGCTGATACAGTCACGAGCAAAACTATTGAGGACGGCCCTCGGACAGCGATTATGGCGTTTACCAATGTCAGTGATGGCACTGGTGAGTCTGCTGTTACCAAGGTGGACGTTTCGGCACTGTCCTCAGACCCAATGGGCAAGGGCGCCTGCACTGGCGTCAACATAGAGTGTATCTGGTTCTCTACTGTCGGCATGGGTGTAAAGATACTGTTTGATGCCAGCACCGACGTTCTGGCATGGGAACTGCCTGCTGATTATGCCGACACCCTAGATTTTTCTGAGTTTGTTGGTCTTGTTAACAACTCTGGCGCAGGCAAGACTGGCGATATTCTGTTCACAACAGTGGGTCACTCTTCTGGCGACTCGTACAGTATCGTTCTCAAGCTGAAGAAGAGCTACGGCTGATGAGACAGTATTACAAGAAGGGCGGCAAGACTAAGAAAAAGTCTAAGTCTCGCGTGAATGAGGCTGGTAATTATACAAAGCCGACCATGCGTAAGCGCCTGTTTAACAAGATAAAAGCTGGGGGAAAAGGTGGCAAGCCGGGGCAGTGGTCTGCCCGCAAGGCACAAATGCTTGCTCAACAGTACAAGAAGGCTGGTGGTGGGTACAAAGACTGATGGCGGAACTAACTTTGGCGCAAAAGCGCAAGATGATTGCTGAGCTGAAGAAAGCGTCGAAAACGCACGCGGCCCAAGCGGCACGGCTCGAAAAGACGCTTCCCAAGAAAAAGAAGAATGGCTCTTAAAAAATCGCAAAAGTCGCTCAAGAAGTGGACTAAGCAGAAGTGGCGCACAAAGTCTGGCAAGCCCAGTACTCAGGGCAAAAAAGCCACGGGTGAGCGTTATCTGCCCGAAAAGGCGATTAAGGCGCTGTCTGATAAGGAGTACGCGGCAACCAGTCGCAAAAAGCGAGCCGACACCAAAAAGGGCAAGCAACACTCCAAGCAACCCAAGAAAGTGGCCAAGAAGACGGCGAGGCACAGAAAGTAATGCGTGCGTATTACAAGTCCGGCGGCAAGGTCAAGAAAAAGTCCATGTCGTGCAACAAGCCGAAGCGGACGCCGGGACACTCAAAGAAAAAGTTTGTGGTCAAGGCGTGCGAGGGTGGTAAGGAGAAGCTGATCCGTTACGGCGACAAGAACATGAAGATCAAGAAGAGCCAGCCGGGAAGACGCAAGTCCTTCCGCGCTAGGCACAAGTGTGATTCCAATCCGCCAAGCAAGCTATCTGCTCGCTACTGGTCGTGTAAAAACTGGTGATGACATGCCGATAAGCAGAGCGCAGATGGGCAAGCAGGTTAAGAATGCGCCCAAGTCGAAAAGGATAAAGGCGGCTAAGTGCAGGAATGGCTTGGCGCGTAGGGGCAGGACAAGAGGAAGGAAGGTCTAATGGCGACCAGCGGGACAACCAACTTTACTCTTGACTTGTCAGATATTATAGAAGAGGCATATGAGCGTGCGGGCCTTGAAGCCAGAAGCGGGTACGACTTCAGGACTGCCAGACGTAGTCTCAACCTGCTTATGCTTGAGTGGCAGAACAGGGGGCTGAACCTCTGGACCGTCAAGAGCGGGACACAGGCCCTCACTGCGGGAACAGGCTCGTATGACCTTACCGCTGAGAAGCTAGACATAATAGAGGGGCTGTTACGCACCGACGCGGGTGACACGTCCAAGCAATCTGACCTGACTATGCAAAGAATATCTGTCAGTCAGTATGCCCATCAAACAAACAAGCTGACGCAGGGGCGACCGCTACAGTACTACGTTGAGCGTAAGTCCACGGGTATCACCATACACTTCTGGCCTGTGCCCGATGACACTACAAGCTACACCTTTGCCTACTACTACATGGACCGCATTGAGGATGCCGGAAAGCCTGCGTCCAACAACATGGAGGTGCCCGAGAGGTTCCTGCCGTGCTTGGTCTCTGGGTTGGCGTATCAGATAGCCAGCAAGCGCCCAGAGTCATTGCAGTTAGCTCCGGCGCTAAAGCAGGTCTATGAGGAGCAGTGGAGTCTTGCGGCAGATGCGGCAAGAGAAAAAGCGTCCCTGTATGTTGCGCCCGGAGGCTACAGCAACATATGAGTAGCTTTGCCAAGGGTAAGCACGCATACGGATTTTGCGACAGAACTGGCTTTAGATACCCGATCCGCGATCTAGTGCGGCAAATCGAAGATGGTCGATGGAATGGCCTTCTTGTTGGGCGTGACGTGGTTGATCAGGACCAGCCTCAGTTAAAACTGGGGGATGTCAACGCATCTGACCCGCAGGCACTGCGGTTCCCAAGACCCGATGATGCAATAGATGAAAGCCGATCCCTTTCGGCATTTGACCCTGTGGGCGGCGGAAACACCGCTTTGGGTAGCCGCACCGTTGGTCTTGACATGTCAGGTGCAGTGGGTCGCGTCACGATTACAACGACCGCGCCAACACCAACTGTGACCGGTGCGGTTGGCACAGGCTCTGTTGGTAGCGTGAGCGTTGGTTCTACGGCTGTAAGATTTGATAGCTCTAGTGCCACGCTCGATGGCACTGGCGACACTTTTGATGAGGGTTAAATGGCTAAGCAATCACTAGGTCTTGGCTCAAGCGCGAATGACGGAACGGGCGACACCCTTCGTGTTGGCGGAGACAAGATAAATGACAACTTTGACGAGATATACAACGCTCTCGGCAATGGCTCAACGCTTACCGACATAATCAACTCTAGCGGTGAGGTTGATGTTGCGAGCGGAGAAAACAAGCTCGTATTTCTTTACTCGGCAGAAAGCGATCTGCCGTCTGCCAGTACCTATCACGGCGCCGTAGCGCACGTTCATGCGACAGGGGCCCTGTATTATGCCCATGGCGGCGCATGGCGAAAGGTGATGACAGATGTGTCTGGCGGTCCCGTGTCCAACTACACAGCGCCGGGGCCTCAGATTTTGTACGAAACTACAGACTCAACTACCTCGTCAGCGTATTATTTTAGCGGCCCCGGTGCCGGCACTGGCACAAACCCTGCGTTTACCTTCTACAGGGGGCATACATACATCATCGACAACACGACAAACCACAGTTCTCACCCCATGCAGATCAGGGTTTCGGATGGTGGCTCGGCATTTACCGAGGGCGTAACCGCACCGGCCACGGGGGTCATTAAGTTTGTTGTGCCTCACTCGCCAAGCGACACCTCTCTTGTCTATCAGTGCACGAACCACTCAGCGATGGTCGGCACCATAACTATTGTGTGATCTATGAGCTATACATTCACCACGCTCAAGCAGGCGATACAGGACTACACGGAGTCTAGCGAGACCAGCTTCGTCAATAATCTGTCTCGGTTTATTGTTCAGGCCGAAGACAGAATATTGAAAAGGTGCCAGCTACCAGACTTCCGCAAAAATGTTACGGGTAGCGTGGCCTCGGGCAATCAGTATGTGATCATGCCGTCGGACTTTCTTACGCCGTACTCCATGGCGATAGACAATTCCGGCTACGAGTACCTGATGTTCAAGGATGTCAATTACATCCGGGAGGCGTATCCGGCGTCATCGACGCAGGGTGTGCCCAAGTATTACGCGATATTCAGTGATACGTCATTTATTGTTGGTCCAACCCCGGATAGCGGCTACGCGGTGGAGTTGCATTACTTTCACAAGCCAGAGTCGATCACGGTTTCATCCAGCGGGTCAAGCTGGCTGGGCACGAACGCTGATTCGGCGCTTCTGTACGGCTCCCTGATGGAGGCATATACCTACCTGAAGGGCGACCCAGACATTATGCAGTTATATGCTCAGCGGTTTGAAGAGGCTGTGTCGCGGCTAGAAGAGCTTGGCGAGGGATATAGCACAACGGACAGCTATCGCTCTGGCGCTGTAAGGAAGCCCAGAACGTAATGCTTGAGCTTGCAGTAGGGACTGTTGGGGTTGAGACCACGTCCAACAGGGGATTTACCCCGGAAGAGATCGCCGAAAGGTGTCTCAACAAGATAATCAATGTATCTGAGGATGCTGGGCCTGCTGTCAAGGCTCAGGCAGATGCCTTTAGAGATCAGATAAGGGCCGTTCTCGTGCTGTACATGAGAGAGGCCATTAGCAGTGATCGCACGACGGTGTGCAATGCGCTTGCAGAGGCGGGCCAACAAGACTTAGCCAATATGATCAGGAGACTTTGACATGGCGTTTAGTGGAAACTTTATGTGCACGTCCTTCAAGAAGGAGTTGATGGAAGGTGTGCACAACTTCAAGAACTCTGGTGGTAGCACATTTAAGCTGGCCCTGTATGACAACAATGCGAGCTTCACTGCGGCAACCACTGCGTACACAACCAGCAATGAGGTTAGTGGAACGGGTTACAGCGCCGGCGGGGGCACCCTCACAAGAGTTGACCCCAGCACATCTGGTACAACTGCTCTGACTGATTTTGCTGACCTGACGTTTAGTTCGGCGACAATTACTGCCAGAGGGGCTCTAATTTACAACGATTCAGCGTCAGGCGATCCCACGGTCGTTGTGCTTGATTTTGGTGCAGACAAGACATCCAGTGCTGGCGATTTCACCATTGTTTTCCCCACAGCGGATGCGTCTAATGCGATTATCAGGATCGCCTAAACATGGCTCTTGTTGTAGCTGATCGGGTCAAAGAGACCACTACAACCACAGGCACAGGTGCAATCACCCTCGCCGGGGCAGAAACAAACTTTGTTACGTTTTCCTCTGTCCTATCAAATGCGGATACGACGTATTACGCGATTGTGGACAATACAAACTCTGCGTTTGAGGTGGGGTTGGGGACATATGCCAGCTCTGGCAACACGATCACCCGGACAACCATCATATCCAGCTCTAACAGCGACAATGTTGTTAATCTTCAGGCTGGGTCCAAAGATGTCTTTATCACCCTTCCCTCTAACAAGTTCCCGCTACTTGATGCATCTGGCAATGTAGACATTAACGGCGGCACTATTGATGGCACCACGATTGGCGGATCTTCTGCCGCCGCCGGCACGTTTACTACGTTTACCTCAAACGGCATCGACGATAATGCTTCCAGCACTTCTGTCACGGTGTCGTCTGGGGGTAAGGTAACCATTGACCCAGCAGGGTCTACGCAAGGCACTCACGAATTAAGCGTGAGGGAGGCGGATAGTCCAAGGATTAGCATCGACGATATTAACGGCTCAGACACCGATGTTAATGCTTCACTGTTGCTTAGGGCAGGCGTGACGAACAAGGGCGTGGTTGGTTACTCAGGATCGGATGACCTTCGCCTCGAAAACAAAACCGCCGCAGGCTCGACGATCCTTGCCACAAACGATATTGACAGGCTGACCGTTGATAGCTCTGGTAATGTGGGGATTGGCAACACAGCACCTTATGATGTTCGTGTGCACATCACTGGTGATCAAAACGATGAAGATCCTACTCTTGGCTCCCCAACTGGTGCACTAGTTGTATCAAATACAGATACGGCCTACGGCCTTCAAATGGGTGTGTCTTCCGATGGCAACGGATGGATACAGCAAGGCCGTGTAGACGGAACCGCAACTGCGTATAACTTAAACTTACAGCCAGTAGGCGGTAACGTAGGTATTGGCGTACAGGCACCAACCTCAAAACTTGAGGTCGGGATGACGAACGGCGATGTTATAACGCTAAAAGACACCAACTTGACCGCAAGCTCAAGCAATATCGGTAACGTCCGTGTTGCGTGGGATGACAGCGCAGGCACAAGAGTCGCTTATGTTGGAACGGTGAATAGCGATGAGTTTTGGATAAATAATCAGTATTCAGAAGTAGTTTTGACATATGCAGGCTCGCGTATGTTTGAGACTAGAGATTACGGCGCAAAGCTGTACGGCAAGCTGAACATTAACGATAGCGAATACGACAACCACCTAGAGTTAAATCGCTCAAGCGAGCAGTGGCGATTCAGCCCATCAACCGATGGATCGCTAGACATACGACGTATTAGCGGCACATCGACGGCCTATTTAGATGTACAAAGCCTAATGCGCGTTGCACCGACCGACGGCTCTGTAACAATAGGCCCGCAGAACACTAGCTTTTGTCATTTCAGCACGGACAGAGCAAAGCACTATTTCAACAAGCCTGTCTACATGGATGGCGGTGCTGTCGATTACGACACGGACGATCACTTCTTACTGCCTAACGCTGATAACAGCGAATCACCAAATTTAAGCACTGCAAGAAGCGGCGGCGCGATTAACTACATCTATAACCGTGGCAGTGATGTCACGCTTACACGCGGAGACTTCGCTCATCACATCATTCAGCAGTGGAGCGGCACCGCCACATTTACGATTACGTCATCGACGTTTTTGCGAGGCGACATTATTGAGTTTATTAACGTCAGGGGAACGGTAACAATAACTGTTGTCGGTACAAGGATTTATTTGCCAACGGGATCGTATGACACAACGCTGACGCTTTCACAGAAAGGCAAATTCAGATTGCTTAAATACAGCACAAGTGCTGGCTATTGGATGGTGGGTTAATTATGACAACTGATATGGCAACGTTTTTCGGCACTGGGATTGCCGCCACTACAGGTACACAAAACCAAACAAGTGAAACAGGCCATAGTGCTTTTGGTGAGCCTAGTGATACTAGACATAATGTATTTCGGGCAGAACCGATACTACCGCAAAACACTACCACAAACGTTTTAAGTTTAACTGCGTCAGGTTACTTGTGTTGTTTCTACATGAAAAATGATTGTGGCTCAACCATTAGTGACCTAGAGGGTAATGTTGTTATAGACGGGACAGAAGTTATTGACATTAACTTTAACAACGTGGCAAACAATGATGGTGGACTTATTTGGCCTCCGTACATTTTTGAAACTGCTGACACTGACCGTTATCTGCCAATGGGTGGATTTCCGTTAAGATTTAAAACGTCTTTAGTTCTCCGAATGCGGAGCGATCGGTCTGGAAATAGCCAGTGCAGGGCGTACTACGCTTACATTTTAGATTGAGGCCGTAAAAGAATGAGTGAAGAGCTTAATAGACAGGTAGAAATAACGCACAAAGGTGAGGTTATTGGATATTACCTTGAGCCGGTAAACCCACCGCCAGCAAAAACACATGAAACTACAATGCGATTAAGTGACTTTCGCGCACTGTTTACTCGCGCAGAAATGACAGCAATTTATACAGCAGCTAACACTGACGTTGAGGTAAAAATGTTTCTTGACGATATTTCTGCCATGAAAACAGTTAGCGTAGTAAATCAAGTAATCATTGACGATATTAACTACCTCAAAGATCAGTCAATAATCACTGCGGAAAGAGCGGCAGAAATCCTTCTGGGCAAGCCCATATAAAAAGAAGCGATGAATAATGGACCCACTCTCAATGATCGCTATGGCGTCTACCACCTTCAAGGGTATACAGACGCTCGTAAATCAAGGCGCAGAGATTGAGCGCGTAGCCCAAAAGCTAGGCTCTTGGTATAGCTATGCGGCAGACATAAAGCAGGCTGAGAAGGAGGCTGAGAGCCCCGGACTATTTAAGAAGCTGTTTGACGGGAATACCGTAGAACAGCAGGCCCTTAACAGTGTTATAGCCAAAAAAAAGCTGGAGGAGCAGGAAAAACAGATTCGTGAGCTAATAGTGTGGGCTTACGGGGTAGAAACATATCAAGAGATGATCATGTTGCGGCGCAAGATTAAGGCGCAACGTGAAGAGGCAATTTACAAGCAACGCAAGAGAAGGCGATTTTTTCTAGACAGCGTTTTTGTTTTTGTTGGCGTGCTTGTTAGTGGTGGTATTATCTACGGAACAGTTGCGTTCATTAGGGGAGCGGCATGAAGAAGTTATTGATTTTTGTGTTTTTTTTGTTGGCTGGGTGCACATCAACAACGACCCAGTATTATGAGGCGGTTACGGCGGCGGCAAACGCTAATGCTACCGCCTCTCAGGCTAAGTTTGACGCTTTGGCGGCGATTGCCGCTTCCGGGGACGGACAAGCGGCCAGTGCGGCTGTGATGGCCTTGGCCCTAACACAGACACCTACAATAAACCCTGTGCCTCAAAAGTCACAGGCTTTGCAGTGGGCATCTATTTTGGCTACCCCGGTTACATCGCTCGGTATGATGTGGATGCAGTCAGATTCTGCGAAGACAATGGCAAAGTATAATGCTGACGTGTCACTAGCAAGAGTTCAGGCGACATCGCAAAGCAACGCGGCGCTGTATGGCACCTTTGCGGATATGAATCAAGCTACTGCGAATGTGGGCATGGCTGGTTTGGATGCGGCAGGAAATGCAGATTATTCAGCGTTTATTGATGGCATGGTCACGCTTGGCACGGCTGGAATTACGGGTGCTGTAGACCTAGGCACCGCAGGTTTTGGGGCTAATGTCGATATTGCTACGGCGGGTATGACCGGCCTTGTCGATCTGGGTAACGCGGGCATTACAGGCGTTGTAGACATGGGTAATGCCGGGATTACAGGAGTGACAACCGTGTCGCTTGATGCGTTTGACACCCTGCTTAATCTAGACACTGGAAACAACTCGTTGCTTGAGGGCGTCTGGACCAACTACACAACATCAATCCAAGACATTATCGACGGGGTGCCAAGACTATGCCAGCCAATTACGGACGCAAATGGCGTAACCACGCTCGTCTGCGAGTAAACAGTGCCAAGTCTCGCTGGCGCAAGTTTAGGCGCTGGCTGGATGGCTTGTGGTTTGACATAAAGTACTTGCTGAAAGTTCTGAAGAAAAGGTGGTCGCGGCTGTGGAGGTAAACGAGCAGAGGCTTGAGCGGATTGAGAGCAAGCTCGATAAGGTCTCGTACTCTGTTGCTGACTTTGCTCGGATTGAGGAGCGACTGCTGTCTGCTTTTAAGCGTCTTGAGCGACACGAAAAGCAGATAGATCGTCACGCAGAAGATATTAAAACCCTTACCAGTAGCGTGTTAACAAATTCACGAACGCTACAGTTTGGTGAGCGTATGTTTTGGATTGTTGTTACAGCGTCGATTTCTCTGGGCGTTTATTTGACGGGATAAACTAGCATGATATTTGGCGCATCAGCATTTGCGGAAACACCTTTTGCCGCTTCTGCGGGTCTAGCGCCAATAGTCGTTACTGGTCAGCAGGCAACAGGGTCTGTTGGCGCCGTAATTGTACACATACCGGTTAGCTTCTCGGTTACAGGTGTATCTGGTACGGGTCAGGTTGGCACTGTAGCGATTGATGCTGACGGTGAGGTAAACGTACAGGGTGTTGCCGGGACTGGAACGGTCGGTGATGCCACTGTAAGCACAGACGCAAATGTCCCCGTAACGGGGCTTTCGGCAACCGCATCTGTTGGGTCTGCCGTTGCAACTGGCGGCGCCACAACAAGCGTAGACGGCCTAGAAGCGACTGGTGCCGTAGGCGATGTAACCGTAACCGGCATAGCCAATGTCTCTGTCACTGGCGTGTCAGGAACAGCGGCTGTTGGTTCTGCCATAGCCACGGGCGGTGCAAAAGCCAACGCTGTTGGACTTGGCGTTACCGGTAAGGTCGGCGTTGCCGACACATTTACTCAAACAAATGTAACCGTCACTGGCGTTTCGGCGACCGGTGTCGTTGGCTCAGCACAAGTAATCATCTGGAACGAGATTGACCCATCTCAGGTGCCAAACTGGGTAGAGGTCACAACGTCTCAGACACCGGGATGGACTGAAGTTGTACCGTCTCAAGACCCAGACTGGACAGACGTAGCGGCGTAGAGGCTCAAATGACAAGCACATATACGACAAACCTAGGTATTGAAAAGATCACAACAGGTGATCAGGCAGGTACTTGGGGAAACACCACTAACACGAACTTTGACATTATTGATCAGGCTATAAACGGGATAGGGTCATCCACCCTTACCTCATCCCACACCAGCTCAGGCGGGGCCTTAGCCATTGCAATCACTGATGGCGCAGTGTCGGCAGGGCGTAACGCATTTATAGAGTTTTCTGACGGAGGGGATATTGGCGGGACAGGGTATGTCCAGCTTACACCCAACAACGCCGAAAAGATCCTGTATGTCAGGAACAGCCTGTCGGCATCGCGCTCTGTAATTATCTTTCAGGGAACGTATAACGCATCAAATGACTTTGAACTTGCGAATGGCAAGGACGCCGTCATCAAGTTCAGCGGCGGCGGCTCTGGAGCCACAGTCACGCAAGTATTTGCTGATCTCACCGCGACCAACATAACAGCCCCCCTCACGGGGAATGTGACGGGAAATGTGACCGGGAATGTTACAGGTGCAGTGACCGGGAATGTTACTGGTGACTTGACAGGAGCAGTGACGGGTAACGTAACCGGCAACTTGACCGGCAACGTCACCTCTACCGGCACGTCAACATTTGCGACGGTAGACATCAATGGCGGCGCAGTTGACGGAACCACTATTGGCGCCAGCAGTGCCGCCGCAGGCACCTTCACCAATGTCACCGCAACAGGAACCGTGACGATTGCCACCGCTGACATCAATGGTGGGGCCATAGACGGAACAAATATAGGCGCAAGCACGGCAGGTACAGGTAAATTTTCTGCCCTGACCACGAGTGGTGACCACATTCTTGTCGAAACATCGCAGACGCCAGCCTCTGTTTCCGCCTCAGGAACTCAGGGTGAGATTGCGTGGGACGCAAACTACATATATGTCTGTGTCGCTAACAACACTTGGCGCCGTGCGGCAATATCTAGCTGGTAAGACTAGGAGAAAGACCTATGCTACAAGCCCTTATCGGCCCAATCGCTAATCTGGCATCTGGATATCTTAGCAACAAGCACGAGCAGGCTCAGGCCAAACATCAAGCCAAGCTACAGGTGATACAAAATGACGCGGATTGGGAATCAAAAATGGCTGATGCGTCAGCTAATAGCTGGAAAGACGAGTGGTTTGCAATTTTGCTGTCTGCTCCTATCGTCGCTGTTTTGTATGGCGTTGGCTTCAATGATCCTGCTGTCATGGGGCGGGTGCATGATGCTTTTGAGGCTCTCGGCAATCTTCCAGAATGGTACCAGTACCTCCTTTTTATCGCCGTCACAAGTTCATTCGGCATAAGGGGTGCGGATAAACTGATGAAGTTAAGAAAGCGATGACTCCAGAGACGTTCGATAAATGGCGGGTTGTCCCGCGAGTCCTAGTATTGATGATGGCGTGGGCCACATGGGATGTAATTCATTGGTTTACAACCCTGTCAGAGCCCACGTTTGAGCAGGCCGGCTTGGTCTCTGTGTGTACGGGCGCCATGACGGCTGTCTTTGGGCTGTTTTTGGGGCAGGGCAAGAAGGAGTGAGCTACTTCTCAGAAGACGAGCTGAAGTGCCAGCACTGCGGCAAATACAAGTTTGATGAGGGCGTGCTCAAGATCCTAAATGCAATTCGCAGAGAGTTTGGGCCAATGCCTGTTAATAGTGGATATCGCTGTGTCGATCACCCGATAGAGGCAAAAAAGCAAAAGCCGGGAGCGCATACTACCGGCAAGGCGGTCGATATTGGAGTTAGCCGTGCTGATGCCTATAAGCTGATAGAGGTTGCCTTGGCGCACGGGTGCCCAAGGATTGGTGTAAATCAGCGAGGCGAGGGTAGGTTTGTGCACTTGGATTGGGATTATGACCGGCCATACCCAACTGTTTGGTCGTATTAGTGAGGTGTATTTGTGCCGCTATCTAAGATCGCATTTGCTCCGGGTATAGACAAGGAGGGTACCCAGTACACCGCTGACTCCGGGTGGTTTGACTCAGACAAGATACGTTTCCGAAAGGGTAGGGTTGAGAGTATTGGTGGCTGGGCCAAGTATGTTGAGACTACGATAAAGGGGGTTTGCCGCTCTCTTTTTGACTGGGGTGCCGCCTCAGGTGATAAATACTTGGGCATTGGCACCAACCTAAAATTCTATATAGAGAACGGCGGGAGCATTTTTGATGTTACGCCACTCAGGCTGACAACTGCGGCAGGGGATGCCACGTTTAGCGCAAGCAATGGCTCATCTACCATCACTGTTACTGAAGCGGGCCATGGTGCCGTAGAGAATGATTTCGTTACGTTTTCTGGTGCGGTCTCTCTGGGCGGCAACATTACGGCGGCAGTGCTCAACAAAGAGCACCAAATTGTTAGTGTCACTGACGCAAACACATACACATTCACAGCAACCGCTACGGCTAACTCGTCAGACACAGGCGATGGCGGCTCGTCAACGGTTGCAAAATATCAGATAAACACCGGCACCAACTTCTATATCGACAGCACGGGCTGGGGTGTAGGAGGCTGGGGTGAGTCTGCTTGGGGGGAGGCTGTTGATATCACAGTCACAAACCAGCTAAGACTGTTTAGTCAGGACGCTTTTGGGGATGACCTGATATTTAACGCCAGAGGTGGTGGTGTTTTCTTCTGGGACGAAAGTGGCGGCACAGGAGCGAGAGCTGTAAGCCTAGGTGATCTTGTTGGCGCATCAAACACGCCAACTGCGGCTCTCCAAGTCATGGTGTCGGACATTGACCGACATGTGATTTGTTTTGGTTCAAACCCTATAGGTGGCACAACGCTAGATCCGCTTTTGGTTCGGTGGTCAGATCAGGAGAATGCGGCAAACTGGACCCCAACAGCAACAAACAGTGCCGGTGGTCAGGTGCTTTCTACGGGCACAGAGATTGTCGGGGCGGTAAAAACAAGGCAGGAAATACTGATCTTTACTGACGAAGGCATACAGTCGATGCGATTTGTCGGGGCGCCATTTATCTACTCATTTACACCGGTGGCGGAGAATGTGAGCATGATCTCGCCAAATGCGGCGATTGCGGCGGCAGACTCGGTCTTCTTTATGGACCGAGAGGGCTTCTATGTTTATCGCGGCTCAGTTCAGAGACTACCGTGCTCTGTTCTCGATCATGTTTTTAATGGCGTCCAGTTTGACCAGAGGCACAAGATATTCGCTCTCAGTAATCCTGACGATTCAGAGGTAACGTGGTTTTACCCTGTTGGTGACCCGAGCGCAGATGTAACCAATTACGTCACGTTTAATTATCAGGAAAACAACTGGTCTATTGGCACTCTGGATCGCGGAGCGTATATACACGCACCAACAAAAGAGTACCCGATTGCGGCAAGCAATGACTTGGTCAATCTAGACACAAACTACTTGTATATACATGAGTTTGGTCATGACGCAGACGGCGAGCCCTTGAATGCATTCGTAGAGTCGGGCGGCATCGGCATAGCAGACGGCGATCAGTTTGTGCATGTTAGTCGCATTGTGCCGGACTTTACGTTCCGGGGAGCGCAAAGCAGTGCTGACATCACGATTACGCTGAAGGGCAGGGACTTTCCGTTGTCCACGGAGACAACATTGTCAACGTCAAGCGTGTCAAACACCACAGGTCAGGCGTTTGTCAGAGCCAGAACCAGAGAGATGCTGGTCAGAGTTGAGTCTGGCGGCACCGGCTATGGCTGGACCTTGGGTGATCTCAGGTTTGATATTAGAACGGACGGAAGACGTTAATGAGATATACGACATTGCCTGTCGCTCGGCCTGAGTATGACAGCGAGAATGAACAGGTAACACGAAGAACCATAGAGCAAGCACTGCAAGATGTGACCACTATCGTGGAGGGCAATCGCAACAAGACAAGCAAGCCGTCTTCCCTTGCGATACGGCGCTTTCAGTTCTTGTTGATGGGGGCAAGTGGTGGCTGACTCAGTCAAGGTTCTTGGTCAGCTTGACGTAAGCGCCACCACCACAACTACGCTGTACTCGGTCCCGGATCTAACGCAGACAACCTGTAGCTCACTTGTTATATGCAACAGGGGTGGATCAGCGATTACTTTTCGCGTCAGCATTCATGTGGACAATGCAGGCGCAGACAATAAGCAGTTTATTTTTTTCGATGAAGACTTAGCGGCAACCACAACAAGAACTGTGGTGATTGGCCTGTGTTTAGGCCAGAAGGACGTGGTTAAGGTGTATTCAAGCGCGGCCAATGTCAGCTTTAATTTATTCGGTGTAGAGACGGTATAGTTATGAACCAATATCCAGCCAAGCCAATGATGGACCGGATGGCACAGCACGGACGCTACGGCGACTCCATGCTTGTGCACATGAACCCTGTTGAGGTTGCGGGCATCGCCGCAATGTCTCCGACTGGGCGACTAACAACCAATCCGGTTACTGGCCAGCCCGAAGCGTTCCTTCCCCTCCTCTTTGGCGGTCTCGGCAGTCTCCTCAAGCTCAGTCCGTTGATGACCGGTGCTCTGACCGGAATCGGCACTGCGGCTGTTACAGGAGACCTGAAGCGCGGCTTGATCAGCGGATTGACTGCTGGCTTTGGTGCCGCCGCTGGTGATGCGTTAAATCTTGGCGAGGTAGGGGCAGGCACGGAGCTTGGTAGCGCAATAGATGCGGCAGATGACGCTATTCTGGATCAAGGCTTAAACATCACCTCAGAGGTGGCGGCAACGGACGCTAGTGTTTTAGCGGGTGCTACGCCAACGGCAGAACTTGCCGAGGCCACGGGCCTTTCTATTGAGCCCGGATCTACTCTTGGGTCGTTTGGCGAGGGGCTAGAGCAGTTGAGAGGGTCTATGCCAGACGCTCTCACCCAAAGACCAGATTTTCTCAAGAACGTGGCGCCGAACCTTGATCCCACCTTCACTCAGGCGATGGTCCCCGCCGTTGTGGGT